TATCCAAACCCTCGGCATCCTCAATCGCATTATATCCAAATGATGTGCGTGAGCATGTCCAGCCACTTAATAGCGGGAGATGTCTTTGCATTTGTTTGGATATCATTTTCGATTTCATGATTGAATTTTACTACACCTTTGATTATTTGTCAAGCACTGTCTGAGATAACCTTACATCTTGTAGGGTTTTGTCTCAGACAGTAATCTATTTATAACGAATCTTACTTCAGAATTGAATTTAAGTCAACTATTTTCAAATAGTTTCGTATTCATCTTTGCCAACACCACACTCTGGGCATTCAAAGTCTGCAGGAAGTTCATCCCACTTACCTTCAGTTGCTTCATCGTGTACATGACCACACACTACGCATACGTGTTCCATTATAGACCTCCAAGCACTTGTTTGTAAGCATTGGCATGTCGTTCTTCAACTTTCTTCAATGCTGCAAATCGTTTCTCTGCTTTCTTAAGAATGTCTGCAAATTGTTCAGCATGTTCTTTAGACTCAGAGATCTGTTCAACTGCAACACCTGCTGCATGAACATCACCCTCTTTAACTGCAATGGCATGGAACTGTGGATACATTTCTGTATACTCATATGTCTCTCCATCAATTGCTTTCTGTAAACATTCCTTAGTGGATGGCTTACCAACTAGCAATTCTAGATGACCCCATGCGTGTTTGATTTCTTGATCAGCTGTATGTTCGAAGTGTTTTGCGACATCCTCGAAACCCTCTTCACGAGCAATCTTTGCAAAATAGCGATACTTGATATGAGCCATTGACTCACCAGCCAATGCACTCTCAAGATTCTTCAATGTTACTGACATGTTACCCTTTCTATTTCTATATTACATTTTTCCAAAAACTCTAACCCGATACTGTCTCTGTATGTATCACGGTAATACACTTTACTTATCCCTGCTCCATGAATCAACTTAGAGCAATGAATACAAGGAGCATGAGTGCAGAATAAACTGGAGCCATTGCCTGATTCACCATCACGTGCCAGTTTGATAATTGCATTTGCTTCAGCATGTATAACCTCGTCTTTCGTTACTAAACTCACAGTGTCATCTGAATGTTGAACTACATTTTCGCATTCGTTTGTCCAACCAGATGGCATACCATTATATCCAATTGAGATGATACGATTGTCTTTAACGACAACCGCACCAACATGCAATCGTTTTGCACTGGACAACTGGGCGAATCTCTCCGCAGTGTCCATGAATGCATCAATCCATTTTTGTTTCATCGCAATGTATATTGATTAATGACTGCTCCAGGTTTCTTTAGTGCAGCTTCTCTTCGTTGTTTGTATTCTTCATTATCAACATCAAGTGGTGCTACTGAAATTGATCGTGCAGCTGGTTGTTCATCTTCCAACTCTTTGAACTTATCTTCTCTGCTTTTAGCATTACCCACTGGTTGAGTCATACGACGAGCATCCTCTGTAGAAATCTTAAATTGCACATAGGCACGATATGAGTCACCCTCTTTAAACACTGCAATGTTTTCTCGTTTAAAGAAACCCAATGCCTGTTTGACACGAACCTTTGACACACGATCAATTTCTCGTTCAACTGATGCTCCACCACTACCATTCTCAGTGGTTGTTTCACGAGTAACAGAATCAATATCTGATTTTAATCTTGCTGCAAGTTGAATCTTAGCGTTTAGTGTTGCTTTATCAATAGCAAATTGCATATCTTTTGATATGTCTGTTGCAGTGACTACAATAAACTTAGTGTCGTCTGGATCTTTTACAAGATACCACTGTGGTATATTATCCAATTTGTTTGCTGGAATCTCAACAGTTTTATTAGGATCTTTGCTGAATGTTGAACATCCAACAGTTATCAATCCTAGACTACATGCAAGGATATAGGTCATAATCATTTTAACTCTCATTTCACTTTCTCCGTTTAATAACAAAATTTTGATACACTACTCTTCTTGAATACATGGGCATTGATGCTATCTGTCTATAGATCTCGTCTTTGTCCATATTATTACCGAAAGATATTTTCTCTTTTGAGAAGACAGCCATGAGTGTTTCATTGCTCTCATCAATACCCTTTGGTAAATCTGCTTGCCACCATATTCCATCTGGTAATGCTAGTTTCCCATGCAATAGATTGGATCTGTTTTCATAGGGATACATTAATTTAATTTTATTATCGTATGCATTGAAAAGATAAACATACAATGGTTCTTTTGTAACAATGTCAAAGTTGTAACGAGTACCATCTACAGCAATTTCTTTTGCGTTTACAATATCACCAGCAAGTGGTCTTGCTTTCTCAACTTCAATCTTTACTTCAACAACACATGTATGCCGATTGTTCTTTACTCTCTGACTTACAACTTTCTTAAGAACACCAGCAGTTTCTATCTCTGTTCTTTTTATAAAATCACAAGAAACACCAGTCGAGTTAGTTTCTCTACATGTATGTCTCTTAATTACCTCAAATTCTTTTCCTGCATATCGTTCCAATGCATTATTAACTGCATATGCTTTGGCTATGTTACAGTCGTTATGTTCGCCTGTACCAAATTCTACATCTGAAGCAAATGCACTGCCAGAAATCAGCAGCAGTGCAATAAGAAATCTCATTCTGGTGCTACAATCTTATCTAATTCTGTAGTAGGATCCCATGGTTCTTTTAGACCTCTCCAGAATGCAAATGGTTCTTTTGGTTTCTTACCATCGATTGTCCATTTCTTTCCATCCCATTTTGCAAATTTATAAAATGGCCAATTGTTTTCTAGTTTGGTTTCATAAAATCCAATATGCTCTGGATTAACATCTACAGAATTCCAGTCGGTTACTGTTGCTTCATATGCTTCTGCTTCTGCTTCCATCTCAGCATCTTCTACCCAACGATCATGCTCTTCCATTAGACCACCAAAATCAATCAACTCTTCTGGGAGATCTTCAATTGAATCACGATCTGTCATATCATAATCATGATAATCGTCATATCCATCTACATATGAACCAATATATCCCATACCACCCTCGTGATATAATGCATTTACAGTCCAACCATTATCTTGCATAAATTCATACAAAGTGATTGGTGGAGACCACGGAGAGTCAAAGTGCATCACAATTGTGGTGTCGTCTTCTCGTTGCCAATCATGCGGAGTTATATCCCACTTACAGCCCCAGTTGTTAATGTTCCAATCATACCAATTCTCTTCTTGGTCTGCTGGACGAGGACGTAAATGTTGAAATGGATTGCTCTCTTCTTTTTGCAACTCTTGCTCAAGAGCATCAATCTGTTCTTTGCTAGCAGTTAGCGTAGCTGTATTGTAACACCAATTTGGCATAGTTCACTCCATTCATAATAAGGTTAATTATACTACTCTACTTCTTGCACAGCAACTTTTTCTTTCTTTGCAGGTGCTGGAATGATACCAGCATCAGAAACAAGTTTCCATGTAATCTTAGGATAGAGTTTTTGCAACTTCTGATCCTTAACTGCGATTAAAATCTTTGCTTCTTCGGGATGAATACCCTCTAGCAATCCTACAAACAAAGACTCTCGTTTGATAGGTTTAAGATCCTCACGCATGAACACATACATTTTCTTTGCTTCAACAAACAGATTTGTATCAGTCATACCCATTGGTTGATCAGCAGGTTTAAATGGTGGCTCACCCTCTGGTAGAATAAACTTATGTGTAGGTAAAAATGCATGAGCAAAAATTACCTTGAGTAAGAATTCACTCTTATAGTTATCAATTGCCTTTGGATTGTCGTTAATTTCCTTCAGCATTTCTGTAAGATATTTTTTCATTAAAAGTCCTCGATTTCGTCTAATAGTAATCGGCAACGATGTTCCATAAGATAATTCATAATAGACATCTTATCGCCCTTTGGTTTACTACTTATGTATGATACAATAATTGATTCTTCAACATCAGGCGGAATATGATCAAAGTCAACAAGAGTCGAATTGCGTTGCCAATTGCGTCTTTCTTCATCATTCCTACAAGCAGTAAAACCATTATCAAAGAATTCTTGTAATCGTTTAGCACTCATTGGCTTTTGTCGTTCACCCTTCATGAATACATC